TCGGATCTCACCTCGACAAATCCTAATGAGCCAAAAATATCTTACACATTGAATGACCTTGAAGTGAGATCCCGTCATTCATTGTTTCATAATGCAAATATAGCCAATCAAATTGTCTTAAACAATTGACTGGCTATTTTTTTTATCACGCTATATCAGCAGTTATCTTCCCCTGTCAAAGTACCAATTAGCGTCCTCCCCAGACTCGTCCTTATCCCTACCTCCTAAGAAGAATCCCATCGTCATGCCGTTGGTCATCAGCCAGTAGTCGGATGTCTGCTTAATATCCCTAGCCGTCTTGATATTATACCATTGCTTACCAAACGAGAACTTCATGAGCTGCCTCCATAGCTTGCTCTCGCCCTTATACACGCCGGTCTGGACGGTAGCGAACGGATCCCAGTTTCGAGGATCGGTGAGATCACCTAGCTTCCGGGCCGTGACCAGCGGGTCTTGTAACATATCTATAGCGTTAAGCTCCATGAACGGGGATGTCTGGGAAGCGATCTCGTTGATCGTCCTGAATCCTATATAGGTAATGAACTGCCCGAACCAACTATCCTCATTATCCTCCCTGTATCCCATCAACGCCCGTCCTATGGCTATCATGGTAGCGAATACCGCCATATTAACAAGCGATCGCTTGATGTTGGTCTGCTCATAAGGATTAAGACTATGATATTCTTTCAGCACGTCATGTATTTCCCTCATCCTGCCTTCTGACATCATATTATAAATATCCCCGGCAAATCTCCATAACGTTCTCATATATCCCTCCTCGAACTGGTTGGTCTGGAAGTTAAACCCGGCTTTTTTGTATGCCCGTTGAATGGCAAGTATAAACCATCCACGATGAGGGAGCACCATGTTAAGGATAGCGTTCCGGCTAGCCCCCACCCGGTTCTGTTCGTTAAGGGCGCCGTCGCATATCTGCACCATACTCCTGACTCTGCTGGACAATGTAGGTATGTATCGGTCTATAATATCCTTATTAGCCTCGTTTTTAGCCACGATCTTCCCGTCCTTGACATTTACTAAGTTCCACATGGAATAATCCCTTAAACGCTCCCAATCACGTTTAGCCTCGTTAGCGGACATATCCCTGTCCTTCATCATCATCTCCTTGAAATTGGAGTATGACCAGAACTGACCCTCGTATAGGCGGGTATCATCCATGACCGAGATAATAACCTGCGGATCCAACGGGGAGTTAAGAACCTCCATCATCTTAAACGGCAGATCCCGGAATAAGGTTCTCCAGATCTTGTTGTACGCCGCCGATCGTACACGGTTGCGGACATTAAACACACCTAGGGCCTCTCCAACGACATATAGCTTGTTGGTACGGTTTATGTCCCCGATCTCAGACACGTACGTACTCAACTGCTTCTGGGCTTCCCCATAGGCGTATTTCATGGAATCCTTGCTTATATACTGCCCCACCATACCCTCCAAAAGGAAGTTGGCCTGCCCGGTAAGGGCGCCGGTAGCCGCGACGAACGGGGAGAAGCCTAAGTTGGATTTGGATACGAACTTAGTAAACATAAGAGCTAGCTTATTAAGGTCCACCTTATAGCTTCCTACGTTCCATTCTATACGTTTGTTATTTATCCTGACATCATAGATACTGGCGTTAACCCAATCTTGAAACATCCTATAGGCATGCGTTGCCTCTGGATTCTTACCGCCGTCGTATTGCGTCTCCAGCATCATATTCCTGTATCCCATGACATCATCCAAGGCCGCCCTCTTATACTTGTAAGCGGTAGCCTGCAAGGATAACATGGAATAGGAGTATGCGAAATCATGGGATACGTCATCGGCATTCTCTAGTTTACTCAGATAGTACTTGGGAATCATGCGATACTTGTTATCGTTCTCATCAAGCCCTCCTAGGTCTTGTCCTTGACCATGTATGGGATCATCAACTCTCTCGCCAACGATGTCACGTACGGCGTTCCCGATGGCCGCCTTAGGGTCAACCCCGGCCTGCACCATCCTCTCCACTCCGCCCTTGGATATCTGTGGTATCTGGTAGATATTCCTGAAACGCTCATCATAATCCTCCATGGCCTTACGACTTATGTCAAGCAGCTCCTTCCTCATCTCCCACTTATCCTTATTGATCGTGGCTTCCTCCCCCTCTTTGGTAATACCGTATTTTTTGAAGAAAGCCTCGTTTTTGTACTTATCAAATCTAGGCGTATGATATCCATAACCTAAATCGGGATTATAATTAGGATTCCGGAAGGAACTCTCGAAATCGGCCTCATCTAACCATTGGTTATTGATCGACAAGTCAATCATATTAATATCGAAACCGAAACGGGATACGCTTTCTTCTTTTGATATACCATTTTCTATGACATCAAAGAACTCGGATACCTTATACGTACCGTTGTTTATCTTCCTAATGAAATCAGAATATCCCTTGGGAGAGTATTTCCTCATATAAGGATACAGCCGGGTTCTGGCGTACTCAACAAGAACCTCATTAGCCTTACCCATAGCTATGTCGTTAGCCAGCTTATTATTGAAGTCAGGACCGTATTTCTTTCTCAAGAACGATACCTCCACGGCCGTCCATGACGGGTTCTTCCTAGATAGCTTAGCGGCCATCCTATCCACCTGACTCCGGGAGCGGGCGGACATATGCTCCTTGGCGAATTTAAGCTCATCCATACCATTGTCGTATGCCATGGCGTCCCTTAAAGCGTTACGGTAGGAATCAGTGACACCACTCTCCACCGTATCAGGCATATCCATCTCAATAGCCTCAGCGGAAGCGGCGGCATTAATAACGCTCTTAGCTTCTGCCAGACGATCATATAACTCGTTTATCTTCCTTAACGAGGCAGACCCACGTAACCTATCAAAATCATATTCCCCGTATCTCGTGCTATCCCGGTACTGGATAAGCAAAGGTCTTAACTGATCGTTGATCTCATTTATTGTTGCCATCGCATCCTCTACCTTCTCTATCCTTGATGATGATACAGATTGCTCCGTGATCTTATCAACCAGATTCTCGTAATAATCGCCCTCCTCGGATCCCCACATGTCCTTGGAGAAGCCAAGATGACCACCGGCTAGCAGGAACTCGAACGCCGCCTTACCGCCCTCGGACCGCTCTATCCCACGAAGTATCTCCTTGAACTCGGCGGAAGCCTTACGACCCTCGTTGGTATTCCCGAACTCCTCGGCCCATGCCTCGTCCCATGCCTTGATCTCCTCGGACATCATCAGAGCCTCGGATCCCTCTTCCTTTGGCGTACCGTCAGAATACCACTCGCTCTTGGCTATGGCCCTATCACGTAAGATATCCAGATAAGACCTCCAAGCTATAGGATCGGACCGGAACGCATCCCAATCCACCTTCCCGTTCTTGGTAAACTTATCCATAGCCACATACCTGCTCCTGCGGATACGGGTCATGAAATCGGACGTGGCCTGTGATACTCTACGCCCCAGCCTTTCCTCGACCTTCTTATTAACTTTCTCGATCTTATCGTAATAAGCTTGTACCATAGGTTTCTCACGATTCTCATCCAACCACCTATTTATCGCGTCGAGATATCGTTGCTGATCCTCGAACGTCATGTCCGAGATATCGAAATTCTGGATGGTAGGTTTGAATACATGATATACCTCCTTCGTAATAGGCTTATCCCCGTCATATCCTACTATGTCGTCACGGGTCTTCACCTTAAGGCCTCTATCGGATAGAAGAAGATCGATAAGCTGTTTCTCGGTCTTACCCATAACATTCTTAAGATCATATATATCGATAATAGCCTTAGCCTGCTCGGTCCTGTATAGTAAATCGTATTTGGCGAAATCACGGGACGAGTCAAGGTAATCGGAGTTCTTGCCATTTATCTTCTGTATAAGATCCTCATTATCCTTTATCCCCCATCCACGCTCTTTCATCATCTTAGTCATCTTATTGATATTAGACACACCCTCCGTATGAGCGTCACTATGGGCTTTGGCGAGACGCTGGCCTAACATGCCTAAGATAGCGTTGCCGCTATGCTCCAACGTGCCAAAGAACCGGGACATGACATTGATATCCTTATGGATGTTATTCACCAACTTCTTTATCCCATTCCAATACCTTTCAGGGATATTAAACATCCGAAGCTGTCCATCCAGCCAATCCTCGTTACGATCGCTACGAAGGGCGTTTATATCGGACATGGATGTCTCAGCCATACGTAATATATCATCCATATCCTCTACCATGCCAACCTTATTGCTGCCATAATAATCAGCAGCCTGATTATTGACGAATCCACGAAGGTTCCTGATCAGAGGAACTATCTCCCCATATACGTTATCGATAACCTGTATCGTCTCATAATCCAATCCTTTTCCGCTCTTACGTAGGCTACTGGCGACAGTGACCAAATACTCCACCTCAGCCTTGGCGGTCGCTATGACGCTCTTGGTGGATAATAGGTTGTTATTCTTATTTAGCTCACCCCCGACTTGTCTCACCTTCTCACCTATATCACGAAGGAGGGTGATACTTTCGCCGATCCTCTGGCTTTGGCTTGACCTCATCCTCTGCAACCTAGTGTATAGCCTTTCCAATGATCTCCCGTTCTTGATCAACTTATTGGCCACGTCAACATCCGATAATGAGTACATGAGATGGTCGCTATCCTTTAGCAGAAGCACGTCAAATGCGCTTGGATCATCAGCTAACGCCGACTCCTTTATCCTATCAAGAACCTTATTCAAGTCTGATCTTTGAGTAGAGAAGAAATTCCTTATAGCCCGGATTATCCTGCCAAACAAGGAGAGCTGGGAGTCCTCGGACGAGGCCAGATCCTCCACCGCCTGCTCCATGCCCGGGACGAACCGCTGGCCCAATGTCTTGCCTAGGATCTCCCGCTTTACCATCCGATCCAGTTCCTCCCCTTGGTATTCCTTCCCATACACCTCATAGTAACGGCCCGCGAACTGGTTCCACAATGGCGTGCCGACAACAGAATCCAGAACCTCGTCAATCTCCTGTTGATTACGGTAAGTATCGATCAAGAAATGAGCTACCTCCTCATTAAGATCCTCTACCGTAGCTCCCTCAGCCAAAGCGATAACCCCATTGGCCATATCGGACAATGCCCTAGCCGAAGGCTCTACACCATTACGCATCTTATACTTATCCATATACTCAGACATACCCATCACCCGGATACCTAACGTGGACAAGATGTTGGTGATGTCAGTCCTGTTCTGAAGATCCTCCGCCTTCTCGTTCTCAATAACCCCACGGACATTACTTCCGTACAAGGCATTATCCTCCATCATCAACGACAAGGCTAGCTCCATGAACCCATCATATTTGTTATTAAGCTCCTCAAACTTACCTTGCCTTAACATTCCCTTGATC